TACCAACAAGCATGGGCAAATTGGCAAGTTCAATCAACTAAGCAACAAGGTAAGAAGCAAGTTCCAGTTTATTCAACCTTCAAGAAGTTTTTTGATAAGGAAAAATTTGAAAATGAAATTCTAGGGATCGAAACTTCGGACAGTACTTTTAAAAAGGACAATAAATTAATTGACCTCATGAAAAAAGCAAATAAGTAAGAAAGGAGGAAAAACATGGAATCTTATAGTGTACAAGCGGTTCTGAGTGCTGTTGATAAAAATTTCACCTCAACCATGAATAAAGCAGATAGTTCAATGGGAGGATTAGATAAAAGATCACAAAATACAAATACTTCTATCCTGGATATTGCTAAAGGGGTTGGAGTTTTTAAACTTGTTGATTCTGCGGTAGGTTTGGTTAGAAATTCATTAGATGGCGCTATAAATCGATTTGATACTTTGAATAAGTATCCTGTTGTAATGCAGGCACTTGGTTATTCTGCTTCTGATGTTGATAAATCAATGGCAAAACTGAATAAAGGAATTGATGGATTACCTACATCTCTTGATGAAATTGTATCCAATACTCAACAACTTGCTATATCTACAGGAAGCTTAACAAAAGGGACAGATACAGCTATTGCGTTAAACAATGCTTTTCTAGCTTCTGGTGCTTCAACTGCGGATGCAAGCCGAGGAATGCAACAATATGTTCAAATGTTATCTAAGGGAACTGTTGATATGCAATCGTGGCGCTCGATCCAAGAAACAATGCCCGTTGCAATGGATAAAGTTGCTAAGTCTTTTAAAGACCAAGGTGTAAATTCGGTTAGTGAGCTATATGATGCTTTACAAAGCGGGAAAATTACATTCGATGACTTTAATAATCGATTAATTAAATTGAATGGCGGTGTTGGAGGATTTGCGGACCTTGCTAAGAAAAATTCAGCAGGGATAAAAACCTCGTTCTCAAATGTAAAAACAGCAGTAGTGAAAGGTTTGGAGAATGTTTTATCTGCAATTGATAACGGAATGAAGAGCGCTGGTCTTGGTTCAATCGCTCAGAATTTTGACAAGTTAAAAACTGTAGTTAATCAAGTTTTTAGTGCAATTACAAAAGCTATTCCTCCAGTTATTAGTGTAATTGCAAGAGTAATCGCTACATTTAAAACTCTGTTTGAGTTCGTTAATCAAAATAAAGACTGGATTGGCCCATTAGTAGCTGGAATAACAGCTGGTGTGGCAGCATATAAACTATGGAAAGGCGCGATTACAGCTTGGAATAAAGTTACTAAGATAGCTACTGCAGTTCAAGTGGCCTTTAATGCAGTTATGAATGCAAATCCAATCATGTTGATAGTTATTGCAATTGCGGCTATTGTAGCAGGGTTAGTCTATTTCTTTACGCAAACAAAAACAGGTCAGAAAATATGGTCAAATTTTGTAAAATTTCTAGGTTCTGCATGGCAATCTCTAGTTAAAATTTCCAAAGATGTTTGGGATAATATTACTAAAGCTTGGGACAGCGCAGTCAAATGGTTCAGTGATACCTGGAACAACATCAAAAATGGAGCCAAAGGACTTTGGGATGGAATAATCCAAGGTGCCAAAGATGCCGTTGATAGTGTTAAAAACGCTTGGAACGGCATCAAGGAGTGGTTCTCTAATCTTTGGAAAGGTACAACAAGCGGTTTAGCTAGTGCTTGGGATAGTGTAACAACAACCCTTGCACCATTTGTTGAAACAATCAAATCAATATTCCAGCCAATTCTTGAATTCTTTAGTGGATTATGGGGACAAGTCCAAACAATCTTTGCTTCAGCTTGGGAGATTATAAAAACGGTTGTTATGGGGCCAGTTTTGTTGCTCATTGATTTAATCACTGGGGACTTTAACCAATTCAAAGAAGATTTTGCAATGCTTTGGCAAACACTAGCAACAGCGATTCAAACAATAGTCCAAACTTTTGTGAATATCGTAGTTGGATTTTACAATTCATTTTTCCAAACTGTAGTTAATATCTGGACAACAATTGTAAACACAATTCAAAGCCTTTGGGGAGCTTTCACAACATGGGTCATTAATATGGCTAAGTCTATTGTTGACGGAATTGTTAATGGTTGGAATGCCTTCAAGCAAGGTACCGTTGATTTATGGAACGCAACTGTTCAATGGGTCAAGGACACTTGGTCTTCATTTAAGCAGTGGGTTATTGATTCTGCCAATGCTATTGTGAACGGAGTCAAACAAGGTTGGGAAAACTTGAAACAAGGAACAATTGACTTGTGGAATGGTATGGTCAACGGTCTCAAAGGAATTTGGGACGATTTGAAACAAGGCGTTGGCGATCTGATTGATAATGTTGTAAGTATCTTCAATACCTTGAAAAACATCAACTTGCTAGACATTGGTAAAGCCATTATTGATGGTTTTGTAAATGGCCTAAAAAGTGCCTGGGAAGCGGGTATGAAGTTTATTGGCGGAATTGGAGATTGGATCCGTGAACATAAAGGACCGATTCGAGTCGATAGGAAACTTCTTATCCCAGCAGGGAATGCTATTATGGGCGGTCTTAATAAAGGTCTCAATAATAGCTTTAAGACTGTTCAAAATAGTGTGCTTGGTATGAATGATTTCTTGGCCAATGCAATAAATGCTGGTGGTTCTGTAGATATCGGTGCAAACATTCGCAATGCGAACAATTCAATAGGGGGCACAATTGCTCATGAAGTGAATTTAAACAAAGGTAAGCAACCTGCGCAAATCAATATACGTCTTGGGAAACAAGAGTTCAAGGCTTTTGTGGAGGATATTAACCAAGTTCAAGGCTGGGAAATAGCCAAAAATAATCTATACTAGGAGGAAAAATGTATAAATTTAGGGATACAACCAAAAGGAAACATCAATCTGAACATATCTTTATTCCAACTAGTGCCATGATTTATAAAGGAACATTTATAGAACGTCTTATTGAAGGTTATCAGACACTTTCAGTTGAAGGCAGAGAAATGTACTCCTTAAATCATGAAATGCAAGAACTACAGTGTGGAGGAATTATCACGAACACAAAACTTCCAGCACGTGTTCTGACCATCAAATATAAACTAGAGGACAAAGACTCGGAAAGCTTACAAAATAAGTTTGATGAGTTGATGGCCTTTTTGTTTTCTGAAGAAGATGTACTGATACAGTTCAATGATGATTTAGAGTATTTCTTCAAAGGACGTTACCAATCTGCAGAACCAGTACCAGGCGATACAAATACAATTATTTCTACTTTTACAGTAATCTGTGGTGATCCATATAAGTATGGCAAGGAACAAGTTTCTACAGGAAAAATTCTTGGAAGCCTTCCTTATCCTGTAAAGCCTGAGAGCATGAAAGTCATCATGAACACAGGTTTTTTGGATATTACAGATGGTAAGTATCATTTGAAAGCTTCTAATATTAAAAAAGGAGATGTTCTCTTCTTTGATTTTAGAACTGGAGATATTTGGGTTAATGGAAATTTAGCTCCTGATGTTTTAAACCTAGATTCTGACTTCAAAAATATTCGTTTGAGAACAGGTTCAAACTTTTCAGATGGAAATTATGACATAGAAATAAAGTATAGAAAGGCGGTGCTGTAGTGGCAAACGTTCTTTTTTTGGATAAATTTCAAAAAGTAATGAAGAGTTTTGACTCTGCAGAGCTTTCGGAATGTATTCAAACAAGGGAAATTACAACAAATGCTTCTGAGTTAATGAACGATAGTCTTTCTCTATCTTTAGCTTATGAAGCGTTATTAGAAGAAGCAAGTTATATTGCTTTGAATGACTCAGGAGAAAAGCAATTCACGCTTTATCGTATTTTGAAAAGTAGTGATGAAGAAAATATTTTGAGCTTTGAAAATATCAACTTTGCGGTTGATGAATTAGATAACTTTATTATTAAGGATGTCCGTCCAAGTAATAAAGCACTGCCTCAGGTTATTAATCAGCTTCTTAGTGATTCTGGCTGTGATTGGACACTTGGTGTGTGTGAAGTAAATAAAAACATTACAAGTAATTTTTATTATTCTTCAATGCGTGAAGCACTAAAAGCGCTCCAAGAATTTGGTTGTGAATTTACTTTTGCAGTAGAAATAACAGGAAATACGATCTCAAGGAAAGTTATCAATTGTTATAACAAAATTGGTAAAGTCACAAACAAACGTTTTGAGTATGGCGAAGATGTTTTAAAAATTGTCCGTGAAAAAGATAGAACAAATATTGTGACTGCCATCATTGGACGTGGTAAAGGCGAAGAAGTAGGTGATGGACATGGCCGAAGATTAGAGTTTACAAATGTCGAGTGGAAGAAGTCAAACGGCAAACCACTTGATAAACCCAAAGGACAAAATTATCTGGAATATCCTGAAATGACTGCAGAGTATGGTATTCCTTCAAATGGGAAAATGTTACCACGGAAAACCGTGGTTGTTTTTGAAGATATCGAAGATGCGAATGAGCTGCTACAAAAGACATATGAAACTCTTGAATATTATAGCCGTCCTTTGGTGCAGTTTAGTACAGAAGTTTTAGGCGCAGATGCTATTGGTAATACTGTGACGATTCACAGAGGAGACCGAGGGTATCATTATCAGACCAGAGTATTTAAAGTTGTCACGAATTATGTGACTGGCCAAGTTCAAGCAGGCCTTGGAGATAACTTGAGTGGAACTTCTATAAATAGGCAAGTTTCAAATGTACAAAATAATATCTCTGATTTAAACCAAAATAAAATGGGCTTCTACGAGTCCACTGAAATTGGAAAGTATCAAGATGATATTATGCGAGGTGCTGGAGCAGATGGTGGGTCCATATATCTTGTAAACGGAAAAGAAGCCGGAGTTTCAAATTCTCGTGCACCGTACGAACAAGTTTTTATGGACGGTCCAAAGATTTCTGCGTCTCAGTATTTTATGATTCAGAATAATCGAGGAATTTCCTTTAAGCAATGTAAAAAAGGGCAATGGAAGACTATTCAAGATGTGCACAATGGGGCAAGCCGAACAGCTTGGACTTTAGATGGTACGTTTAATGCGGACTTTATTAATGCTGGTGTGCTTCAGGGGGTAAAAATTCGTTCGGTTGATGATAAATTTATTGTTGAACTACATAACGGTAAAGTCAGATTCCTTAGGAATTTAGGCAATGGAAAAGAAGAAGAAATGGTCGCCTTCACACCATCACTTAATAATGAAACAGGGGAACTTAATGGCATTGGATTAGTCCAAAACCCTGGTTATAAATTTGCGATTTCATCAAAAAATTCAGATGGCACCTTTTCAAATGTCGTACGGGTACCAGCTGATAGCACTGGAAGCAAGCCAAAGCTAGAGCTTTTTGGAGATGTTAGTGTTAGTGGAAGATTATTGCTTAATGGCGAAGAAGTAGTCGCAGGTGGTGGTTCTGGTGGTGGAGAAGGAGAATTTCCGCCAGAAATTGTTACAGACCAAGAAAAGAATGCTTGGATTGTTTGGCAGTTCTTGAAATCAAAAGGCTATACCGAACAAGCTGCCGCAGGTATTCTTGGGAATATGGATCAAGAATCTGGTGTGATGCCAGATACTGAACAAATAGGCGGTCCTGCTTATGGTTTGGTACAGTGGGACGGCTCAGCCTATCCTCTGGTTCCACCTGCCACATGGAACGGACGTGAATATGTCCAAAACTTGATGCGTGCTGCAGGAATTTCTGGGGACTACAAAATTGCTAAAACACAATCACAGCTCTTAGAGTGGTGTATGTTTAATGGGCAATATATTCCAACAAGTAGCTATCCTTATTCTGTTGCTCAGTTTAAAGGATTGACTAATATTTCCACAGCCACAACAGCTTTTGAAGCAAACTTTGAGCGTCCTGCAGCGACTCATCCAGAACGTGTTCAGCTTGCGATTAAATGGTATAACAAGCTTCACGGCTTGAAACCACCAACACCGAGCGGAAACTTGAAAGAACAACTGGATAAATTCTACAACACCTATAAAGAACGTTACGTTCAGAATGGGCAGTGCGTAGGATTGACAACGGCATGGATGGCTACACTTACTGCAAATAAATACGGTATGACACCGTGGAATTCTCAAGCTTATAATCCAGATGGCTCTCCAACTTCTGGAAATCCACGCTGGAATTATGAAATAAATATCGGAGACGGAATTTCGGCTGCAACAATCGGTACATTTGCACCGCCTCCAGGTTGGACAAAAATTATCCCTCATAGTGCAGAAGATTGCAAAGCGGGGGATATTTTTTATGTCGGAACAGACAGTGGAATATCTACAGGACACACTGGAATCGTCTTTGAAGATGGCAAAAATGGGAAAGTTCCTACACTTGACCAGAACTTTCTTAATTCTCCTGTGAGATGGTTTGACGGTGGTCCAAGTAGTTCATGGGGGCTTTATAACTGGTTCTGTATTTGGAGAAAGAACACATAAGGAAAGGAGAAACAATTGAAAAAATGGAATGTCACACTTTCCACAACGGAGCCCGATAACTATGTAGGGATCATTAATGTCCGTCAAGGAAATGTCAATAGTGAGGTGATGGAAGCACAAATTGTGCAGAATGGTTTGCCCTTGGATCTCACAGGCTGTACGGCAACTTTTCAAGCATTTCTAGGTGGGGAACATGTTGTGGAGCGTTCTTGTAAAATCATTGATTACAAGAAAGGAATTGTGCAATATACCTTTGATGAATACACTATGCAATCTCTTCATAGACAGAAAGCAAACATTGCTTTTTACAAAGGAGAAGAAGAGATTGCGACAACTCAAGATTTTACTTACTTTGTCATTCATGCCGTCTCTAAAACTCCAGGGGAGATGGGCTCTTATTGGCAAACTGCAGAGGACTTAATCAATGACATGAAAGACTACCTCAATGCAGGAAAAGGAGACTTTGAGGATTGGTTCAATTCAGTAAAAGATATTTTAGAGTCTGTTGATCCAGGGGGAAGGTTACTTTCTGAGGTTTTGGATTTCAAAAAGATTGTTTACCGTAAGGTACCGAGTGGCTTTAATATTGTTATTGAGCATGATTCAGAATATCAACCCGATGTAAAAGTCACCTATTATAAAAATTCAATCGGCACGGAAGAAGGAGGACTTGATACAGGTCCTTCTTTTGGTGGAGAGCGGATTTATAATATTGCGACATCCTTGAGTTATCTGCGAAAGAAAGTGAATGTTGAAATGCCTCAGTCATGGGCAATGGATGGGGAATTTTTTATACATGAAAAGAACATCTTATTAATTCATGGTACGGAGGTGTTGAGTTTCACTATTGATGGGGCAAATGTCACAAAGGCATACGTTGAAAAAGTCAAAGCACCAGCTTATCTGGTGGTTTCAGATATATCTGGAAATAGTGCGAAAGTATCATGGGAAAACGGGTGATTTATGGCTACAAATTATAATCACATTGCTTATTCAAAAAGTGCAGATGGAAAAGAAGGGTTTACAACGCTTTATCCTAATTTAAATCTTGAACAACACACAGAAATGTTAGTTGATGATTCCAATAAATTGCTCTATGGTGGTAAAGGTGGAGCAACAGCTACAATGACACACGAAAATGCTAGTATCATCGGGCTTTCGACAGTAAAAAATGCTGTACATGTAACTCAAATAGCTAAGGGGCAATCTGGTTGGAGAAGTCCATCAGGATCTTTTAGTGTAGTAGGTGGAACAACCTATACAGTATCCGCGTATGTTAAAAACAATGGAACGGAAACTATTAGACTAGGGCTTTATTTAGGCGTATCAGCACAACCGAGTGGTTCGAGTCCGAAATATCTAACTACATATCAAGATGTAAAACCTAGTAAAGACTTTGTACTCTATACGCAAAATTTCGAAGTACCAGCAGGCTATAGTTATGGTTGGTCATATGTTTACACAGAAACCATCACGATTTCTGCTGATTGGAGTTTTGCAGGTCTGAAAGTAGAAGTAGGAGAAGTTCAAACCCCTTGGATGCCACACGAAAGTGAGGTTACATCACAGGATTATCCAACATACATTGGAACTTACACGGATGAAAACCAAAATTCAAGTACAAATCCTGAGGACTACATGTGGGAAATGATGAACTATCGCATTTATCTTGACGGTATTGCGGTTGCTGGAAGTAAAACACTTTCTTCAAAGGTTGAGAATTTAAAGCCAGATACAAGCTACATTATCCAAGTTAAACAAGTTAGCGGAGAAGAAGAGAGTGACTTTTCAGACAGTGTAACTTTCAAAACGAATGTACAAAAATAGAAGGAGTAAAAATGTCAGAAATACAAAAAATTTATCGTGGGATGCAAAACGGTGCAGAGACAATTGATGAAAATTTTACAGAACTCACGCAACGTATTGGCACAGTAACAAACGATGATTTAGATTGGGTCGAAGCACCACTTGATGGTTTTAATAAGGGATCTAAATTGAAATATTGCATCCATAACAGTGTGCTTTATATTTCTTTTTATGGTGGACCGAGCGAAGTATACCCACAAGGAAGCGGGAGGTTTTGGAATATTCCACCGGAGATAGCAGCACGGCTTCCACAATTTAATATTGACCGAACTTTTCCAGATGCATCTGGGGGTTCATCATTAATCGCCTTTACGCTTCAAGTACGAGCAAAGGCAAATGCGATTGATTTATATGCTTCAGGAGAAGTAAGCATAAGCCGTCGTTTGGCTATATGGGAAGCATTTCCCCTAACAACAAAATCGTAATTTAATAAAAAAGGGGGGGGAATATTGGAAGAAAAGGCATGGCAAGAAGTCCTTGAACGCTTGGCCAGAATTGAAACGAAACTTGACAATTATGAATTGTTGAGAGAAAAAGCGGATAAAGCTTATTCAATGGCTTTGCATAATGAAGAGGCAATTAAAGAAATCAAATCGAATAACAAATGGGCTTGGGGCTATATGATTGCTCTAGGTCTTGGAGTAGTAAGTTATTTTTTAACAAAAGGAATCGGAGGATAATCTGTGAATAAAATTAATTGGGAAGTACGACTTAAAAGTAAAACGTTTTGGCTGGCAGCTGTGCCGGCTTTTCTTTTACTCGCACAAACTATTGGAGCCCCATTTGGTTATAAATGGGATTTTGTAGTATTGAACCAACAATTGGCAGCAATTATCAATGCTGCTTTTGGTTTGTTGGCAATTATTGGTGTTGTGGTTGACCCCACAACTGCGGGAATTAAAGACAGCCAACGTGTAATGGAAAAATTGGAGGACAACAAATGAAAAAAATTATTAAAGCCACGACAATTGCAATTCTAGCTATGACAAGTTTTGGAGCAACAAGCCAAGCATTTGCGGCAGTAGGTGACCAAGGGGTAGACTGGTCGAAATATAATGGGTACCAAGGAAACTTTGGTTATGCCAATGACAAATTCTCAATCGCTCAAATTGGGGGAACTTATGGCGGGTATTATGTGGACCAGTTGACTTATAACAGTCAAGTTCAAAATACACTGGCGCAAGGGAAACGAGCCCATACTTATATTTGGTATCAAGTAGGTGGCTCTATTGAGCTTTCAAAAGGTGTGCTTGATCGATACTTGCCACAAATTGCCACACCAAAAGGCTCTATTGTCGCTCTTGATTATGAAAGTGGGGCGAGTGGAAGTAAGCAAGCGAACACAGATGCTATTCTTTATGGAATGCGACGTGTGAAAGAAGCAGGATATACACCAATGTATTACAGCTATAAGCCTTACACAATCGCAAATGTGGACTACAAACGCATTATTAAAGAGTTCCCTGGATCACTTTGGATTGCGGAATATCCCAACTATGAAGTAACTCCCACACCAAACTGGAATTACTTCCCAAGTATGGATGATGTTGCAATTTTCCAATTTACTTCCACTTATGTTGCAGGGGGATTAGATGGGAATATTGACCTTACAGGTATCACGGACAATGGATATGCTGGAAAAGTATCAGAGCCTCTACCTACACCAAACCCAACTCCAGAACCTACTCCAACACCAAGTCCAAGCAATAAAACTCACATTGTACAATATGGCGACACATTGAGCAGCATTGCTTACAGTTGGGGTACAAGCTGGCAAGAATTGGCACGTCAGAACGCTTTGAGTAATCCTAACCTTATTTATGCAGGTCAAGCAATCAGCTACTCAGGTGGCTCAAATGCAGCAACAGGCGGAACTTATACTGTACAATACGGAGATAATCTCTCCGTTATTGCACAACGTTTAGGAACAACTGTGCAGCACCTTGTTTCAAGTAACGGCATTCAAAACCCTAACTTGATTTATGCAGGTCAAACACTAAATTATTAA